TTATTAAGATACCAGCGCGCCTTTTTCAAATCACGAAGGGACTGTCCCTTGTAGGGATGTCTTGTAACATACTTAACGATGTTGCTTTCCGGATAGTCCATCTTCCAAGATCTAATGTATTCATACGTCTCAATGGCTTGATCGCCTTTCCAATTGATATTATAATGAGTTGGCTTGTTGATGTGATCTTCTACCATCTTTTTGTTCTCGCTTTCCATAGTAATCTCCCTATGTATATCCCTATAAATAAACATGTAAGATTAGATGCTGTTATAAGCAACGCAATAAAAATTTGTTCATCTAGCATGTGAACTCCATTATGTTTTATTCTTTTTTCTTTTGCAATAAAAAAACCACAAGAACTGTGAGTATTATTATTATTTCTACTTGCTTTATAAAATCCGGCGTGGACCGATATTCTTCTATAAGAGTCAGGAGCAAGATTATTCTACTTCAGCCCAGCTGCCCTCAATAACATCGACATCTTTTTCTTCTAATATGCTTATTAGAATGTCCCATCTTTCGGGACTTGCTTCCTCGGCATAAGGATCAAAGAGAACATATGTAGCGTCATAGTCAAAACCTTGTAGACCCTGCACGGCATCCTCGAAAGATGTAACTTTCTCTGGCTCAACACCAAACTTCTCTTCAAAGATTTCTAGAAGCGGAGCATCATTACTGCCCGCTTCCCATTCTAAAAACTCATCAGCGATATCTAATTCTTCTGCTAAATCATAATCAATTGCAAACCCTTTATTTCTTTGTGCATAGTATTCCATTTATAAGTCCTCCTTCTTTTTTTCGAGACGTTCTTCTAAGCCTGCAATAATCTCCATTGCTCTTTCCCAACAGGAAGGGCAATAAAGATTAACTTTTTCTTCTTCTTGCCTCACAACAACATTCCAACTCATTACCTGTTCGCGATCTGTCTTATCAAAATCTTTTTGGCACGTCAAGCATTTATCTGGTAGGTGTCCAAAAAGGGCAACTTTTTCCGCTAATGCTTGGTCTGCCTTTTTCTTTTCTTTTTTAGCTTGCGATCTGCGTAATTTTCTTTCTAAACTCATGGTACTCTCAACTTATTTAATTGCCCACCGGCAATCCAGTTTTGATCACATTTGCCTTGAACCCCAGGTACTGCCCCTGAACCGGTCCACTGCCAGATGTCCCACTCCCTCCAGAGAGTTGTTGTGCGCTTTGGCTCCACTCCGCTATTATAGCTTGCTAGCCATACGGGGTAGGAAGCTAGCTTGTTCTGAAATTCTTTATTGGCTTTCATAACATACATTTGCCACGCCCAGCGCGCCGTATAGACAACTGGTTTAACTTTTGTTTCGCATCCAACTTTATACAGCCAGTTAAGGTACCACTCGCAATTGTAGTTGTCATCTATCTTTACGCCATTCTCGACGTCCAGCATCGGCACCATATCGCCAGTTTCTAACCCTACTTTTTCTAGCTGCTCCAAAAAATGATCAGCTTCCTTTTCCCAGTCAAGAGGATCGTTGCTGTATGTATCAGGTCTTCCAAAGTGGTAAGCACCTACGAGGATATCATTATCTCGTGCATCATGGAACTTCTTTTCAAAGCCAGGATTAACGTGTGTTGTACCCTCGGAAGTTTTTATCCAAGCATATCGCACCCCAGCTTCACTTACCTTTTTGAAATCGATAGTCCCATTATGGCTAGATACATCGATGCCGGGTAACACTTCAATCCCCATGTGCCCAAGGGTTTGCGCTCCAGCAATCCCGTCAATAGTTAGATCATTGTGTTGTTGGTATGCTCTAACTTCTTTTTCTGTTTTCACGCCAAATTTACCATCGGCAACGGTGGGCAAGCTACCTTGCATTCTTTTTACTTCTTGACCCTCATCGCCCTTTCTTAGTGAATATTTGAAACTCATTATATAACTCCTGTACTTCCAAAGCCGCCCATGCCGCGCTCCGATCCTTGATTCAAGGTGTCTTCCATCACTTCTTCGACTCTGCAATGTACAATTGGGATGAGAACGGCTTGAGCTACTTTCTCACCAGGGGCGAGACATTGTGTTTCAGTGCCGATATTGTGAAGATTGATATACACCTCTCCATCGTAGCCAGGATCTACTACGCAAGCCCCCGTAATTAGTTGTCGCTTGGAAGCAATGCCCGATTTATTTTTAATTTCTAACATATAGCCATATGGTACCTCTACTTTTATTCCAGTAGGTATCAAACGAGATTCTTTTGGTGGGATAAAATACTTCTTTGTGCAATCATATAATTTTTTATCACCATTTGGGCAATAGAACAAATCCATACCAGCATCAGCAGCATGGGCTCGTAGTGGTAGTTTTGCGTCTTCTCGCAGACGATATACTTTTAGATTCATTAGTTCTCCTTTATCCTAATAATTTCCAATCTCCAATACCCCTGCGGGTAGAGAAGCCCCATTGTTCCTCAAAGTTTAACTTTACCATATAAGGTCGGTTAATAAATATTCTATCTTTATCAGGGCGTACACCCCAACATCTAACATCAGTCATGACTGAATTCTTATCAATTGTCTTTACAACATAGTAAGGACGTCCCTTCGCTGTTTTACGGTTGATCACCTCGCGTGGTATGAACCAAGCTACTCCAAGGTCATGATCCCATTCTGAGATTGTTGGCACCTTGTAGTATTCCAATCTTTGAAGAATATCATCAGACATAATCAACTTGAATGGAAACACTCCTGTGATATTGACTTTTGCTTCGATGTATTCATCTCGTGTGAAGTCCTCAATATCTTTATATTCTTCTACTAATTCCGTCAACTTCTTTAAAGATTTCGGTCTGTTATCAGCTGCAACTGTCCAAAAATGTTTTAGATTGTTGAATCTTTCGTCCATCAAGCAATTTAGCGCTTCTGCTTTGATGAGGACGTTGATTGCTTTCTTATTGAGTTTAGAATAAACAATCTCTTTGTTAAAGAGAAATTCTTCAATAGTGTTAAAGGGTCTGTGTTTGATGATTTGCTCAATTGCTTTTTCTCCTAATCCCTTGATAGAGGTCAGCGGCTGAATGAGAGTTTTATTATCTTTATCAATTGTCCAATCAATCATGGATTTATTGATTGTAACTGGACTCAGCTTGAAACCAAACTTCTTTGCCGTATTGATTGCTTTCTCTTTCCTGCTCTCTGGTTCTTTATCTAAGAATGCAGCCATCCATTCTGCGGGATAATAATTAAATAGCCATGCGCATTGAAAAGATATAATTGAATATGAAACTGCATGTGATTTATTGAAGCCATAGCCAGAGAAGTATTCAAACTTTGCCCACATCTTATCTGCCCAATCTTCGGATAAACCTTTTTCCAAACAACCAGCGACGAACTTAAGTTTGAGAGCAGCTTTCTGTTTGGCTACTGCTCCTGTGCCTTTCTTTGTAAGAAGCTTGCGAAGCTTATTACCTTCATCCAAGCTAAAATCTTTACCCAGCTTGTGAGCCAACAATGCAATTTGCTCTTGAAAGATAAGAAAGCCGTAGGTTTCTTTTGTAATTTCTTTTACAATGTCATGTCCATAACGAATTCCTCTAGGGTTTTCTTTTGCTGATCTGAATGTTTCATGCACATTTGCAGACAAAGGACCAGGGCGATAAATAGAAGTAATAGAGGCAATATCAATAATATTTTTAGGCTTTGCTCTCTTGCAAAACGTTTGCGCACCCTTCTCGGTAAATTGAAAGATACCTGCCCATTTACCTTTCTGAAAGATGTTTTTATAAACATTCTTATCGTTTAGATCGATTTTATCTGGGTGTAGATTTTCATTATAATATTCCCTCACTTGTTCAAATGTCGGCTCTTCAATCCCATGATGGCGACGAAGAATGTGTGTAACTGCACCCTCAATCATTTTCAGAGTTGATAGTCCAAGAATATCAAATTTAATAAAACCCATTGGCTCAAGCTGCCTCACGTGCTGCCCCTCACTCCATGGGGTTTGGGTAACGCCCCCGCTATTGATAAGAGGCATGTGTTTATCCAGGTCTTCGCCAATGACCACGCCACCTGCGTGGCGCGACACAGAACGTACTTCACCGACTAATGCCTCTACGTGCGTTTTTACTTTGGGGTACTTTCGGAGAAAGTTTTTCAAACTGTCTGAATATTCCATTACCTCTTCAAAAGTCGGAGCATAGACACCAGCTTTGATACCCCGTATCTTTTTAGCAATCGGGGTCGCCTCTGCAATCATTTTAGAAGTTACAGAGTTCGCCTCTATGAAGGGGATTTCATAGAGCTTTGCGATATCTTTGATTAGAGAACGCAATTGTAGTTTGTTGAAATTTGAAATAGGAACAACAGTGTTGCCACCCCACTCATCAATAAGCATCTCTTTCAGTTCCATTGGGTTGCTGACGTCATAATCAATATCCGGATAATCTTTAGAATCCTTCGTCATAAAACGAGAGAACAATAAATTGTATTTGATAGGATCGACCTGGGTGATACCCAAAGTATAAGAGACAAGCGCCCCAGCGGCTGAACCGCGACCCGCTCCTGTGAGTTGAACGTCTGTTGCTTTATCCGCAACCGCTTTCATTGTAAGAAAGTATTTGCTAAATCCTCGCTCACTAATGACGTTTAATTCTTCTTTAAGGCGTTCTACATATTCAGGGTTGTTATGTAAGCCTAGTGATCGCAGCCCGTCTACACTTGCGGCTACCAAGGCTCCGTCTGGTGTTTGACCAGCGGGAATAACAAATCCCGGCAGACGAACCGTATTATCAGGCATAAAGCTTTCAATACGATTGTGAGCGATGTGGTGTGTGCGTTCGATGCTTTCGCGTACTAACGTATCATCGTAGTCGCCTTCTTTGGAATAGTTTTCATATGCTTCCCACATTTGATCACCGTTCTTTGGAAATAGCTCATAGCCGATTTCTTCGACACCAGCGGGTAGTTCCGTGCTGGTTGCCCACTTGGGAGTGCCCTTGCCAAGCCAACCTAAACGCTTATAGAGTTCTCGGTCTTTCCAGGCATCTCTATTGGGATAATGACTGTCGGCTGTGGAGATAAGCTCTACGCCGTATTCATTACATACTTTAACGATTAGCTTGTTTAGTTGATGCTGTTCATCGATATTATTCCACTGTAGTTCGCCATACCAACGATCACCGAAGACATCAAGCATTCTTTCAGTGGTGTCTCTCATTGCTATCAATACAGCATCTTCACCCTCCTCGATGTTTTCCCAATAATTTCCAGCATATACGCCGCCGAGACAAGCACTAGCAGCGATTACTCCTTCACTATGTTCTTTGAGCATCGCGTAGTCCATACGCGGAAAACGATAGAAATAGTCTGGGCTGTATGACTTGGAAACCATCTTGAAGATGTTGTTTAGTCCAGTTTGGTTTTGAGCTAAAAGAATAAGATGTCGGCGTCGGTTAAGAATATTCTTTACTTCTCGTTTGTTACCCTCATCTTCGATTGTTGTGCCTGACTTAGACTTATCAATGTTTCTTTTAGCTTTCTTATCTTCTTTTGCTTTTTCTAGCTGTTCTCTCCACTCTTCGACGCTAGGTAAGAAATATGCCTCTACGCCAAAGATGGGCTTGAAATCTTTACCATCCTGCATCATTTTCCGGGCGTGTTGAACTTGATAGGCAAACCCATTCATATTGCCGTGGTCTGTTAGCGCTAGGGCATCGTTACCGTTTTCAAAAGCAAAATCCATATGCTCGCTGGGATATCCAAGTCCGTCAAAGGGACTACCTACTCCACTGTGGGCGTGTAATCCCACAAAAGGGATGCTACTCTTCTTATTCATTAAGTTCCTCTTCTTCTATTGTTGGGTCAATTCCCAAAGGATTCCATTCGTTATATGATAATATAATTTCTTTTGGTTTGTCAAGCTTATGTTCGCCTCCAAGCCAAGATTTTAGCCCTTCCCAGCTGGATATATCATAATACCAAGGGATTTCAATTACTTGGGCGTTTTCTGTGTTTACTTCGCTGAAAACAAAATCGTGTGTAAAATATCGTCCAGAATAACGTTCTGCGGCTGAGTAAGTGTTGCCCTCGACGTCTTTACCTCTTCTCTCGCTTTTTCTAAATTTTCGCCTGCATTTTACAAAATCTTCTGAGTCAAAAGTAAAGGGGAGATATAAACCATCCTTGAAGCTTTTCCCTTCATGCGTAAGATAGAAGGGGCTGTTATCTCTTATCTTTGGTCTCTTGTCTTTCATATAAAAGGGAGTGTACATCCCATAAGGAAACGCAACAAAGTATCTATCTGGCGTAACCCACCTTCCAATTTTTCTCGCTAGTCGATAAGCGTATTGAGCACCTGTAATAATGCTCCATGAGAGACAATCTCTTCGGTCTACATCTTTGGGCTCAATAGGGCAATAGTATATTGGTATCTCTGAGCGTACTGGGCGCGAGCCAAAGTGTAACCCTGTAAAGAATTTTATTGGATCTAAAATATAATCCCCTAAGCGATAACGAATGAGGGGCTGCATGTCCTTGGGGCACACAAGCCATATAGTATCACATCCAGCCACCGCACAATCAAATACTGCTTTCTCAATTGCTAGATAATTGTGCCCAATTGGAGCGAGTGAATCGTGCCAAGGGAAGTTATAATCCAATGGTTGCCCTGCAACGGGGATAATTCCGGCTAGATTAAACTGATGTTTGTTT